CGGCAGCGGCAAGAGCACGGCGGCCAGGCGCATTGTCGAGGTGCTGAATGCTAAGCGCATTGCCTGCTGGGACGGCATTAGCCGCCACCAGTTGTTGAAGAAGGCCGCGACGGCGCTGGGCAGCGAGGGCACGGGCGCGGTCGAGCGGCTGCTGATGGACGACGCGGTGGAGGAAGGCACGCCGCGCCGGCTGCTGATTGTGGATGAGGCGAACAAGCTCAACTGGCGTGCGCTGGAGGCCCTGCGCTATCTGGCCGATGAGTGCCAGGTGGCGGTGGTGCTGGTGGGCACCGAGTTCTACGAGCGGCAGTTCACGGGCGCGCGCACGCGCGAGCTGCTGCTGCAACTGGGCCGGCGCATCGGCGCCAAGCGCACGCGCATGGGGCACCTGGATCGGGCCGAGACTTACGGGCACATCCTGCGGCCGCTGGTCGGGGACTGCGCCGACAAGGATTTGGTGACGAAGTTCTGGCACGGCTGCCGCAAGGGCAACTGGGGCGAGGGCATGGAGCTGGCGACGGAATGCAAGCGGCTGATGGCGGTGCATGAACTGCCGGCGCTGACGGCGGCGGTGCTGGATGCGGCGCTGGCTTGGTCGGCGAACCGTCACGCGGTGGAGGGATGAGATGGAAGACTACCTGTCAATCGAGGAGTCGTTCGCGTATGCGCTGCGCCGCCTGGAGCTGGAACTCGATCTTCTGGACCGTCTGTTTGTCGTCACACGCGCGCGCGGCCTGCAAATCCATGATGAGCGCGTCGTGCATGTGGTGGAGCGCGTGGAGAAGCGGATTCTGGCCGCGCGGACCGAATTGAGCCGCTTTAACCGCCAGCACCAGCACGTCGGAATCGGCACGCTGGTCGATGTCACGCCGGATGCTCTCGCTTCTGACTTGGGCGATTTCGGCACGGAGTTGGGCGACCTCGAGTTCGCGGCTCAGGTGATGTTCCCGGAGCCTGGAAATCTCGGCGGCAAGGTCTTTGATCGTCGGTTTGCTCATGCCCAAAGCCTAGCACAGGAGGGCGGGTGAAGTGGAGCTGACGCTGGCAGATATTGGCGCGGTGCTGGGCTGCTCGAAGGCGGTGGCGAGCCGCTTGCGCTCCAGCAAGTACGAGCGACCGGGCAGTGAGCTGATTGCGCGCTACCAGGCGCTGGCGACGGTGGTGGAAAAGGCGGCGGCGGGCAAGGAAAAAGCCAGCCTGAGCGATTTGTGTTTTGAATGCCCGCGGCAGGACTGCAGCGGCTGCCGGGTGGCGGAATTAACGTCTTAAGGAGATGAAAATGTTTGCATTTTGCGAAATGGAAGGGGCCTGGATGGGCCGGGCCATGGCCGGACTACCGCAGGCCGTTACCCGTATCGACGGGCTGATCGAGCGCGCCCAGGAGCGCCTCGACGCGCTCGATGGCGCCGGTGACGATCTGGGTCAATGCCGCGCTATCAAGCCCGCCGACGGCGGACGCCACGTCAGCAATGAACGGGTGCGCACCGAGCAGGCTTTGCGGGCTTTGCTTGAGGCGCGCCAGCATGTCCGCCGGGCGCAGGCCGCGCTGCTGGGCCTGAATTATCACGGCCAGCAGCATTTCATGCGTGAAGAGCAGTACGAGCAATTGCCACTTGTCGGCCTGTGCCGCGACGTGGCGATCGAGCCGGGTGTTTTCGATCCAGCCTAACAGGCGTTCCATTTCCGCCTGGGTGGGCGGATTGGAAAAGGCGGGGAAGTCGTGGTTTTGCATGTCGATCCCTGTGGTTTTAATTGAGAGGGCATTTTATCCACCCTGGCCGGGGTGGGTTTTGGAGAAATTGAAATGGGAAAAGCAGCAATCAAGGAAATCAAGGGGCTCCAGGTGATCCATCCGGCGGGCATCATCAAGCGCGCCGGCGGCGAATCGGCGCTGCCCGAGAACTGGACGGCCCGGCTGATCCAAGGCTGGGAAATGAAGGAGCTTGTGGCGCAGATTGAGAAGGAGTTCGAGCGCATCAACGCCGACATCGTGGCGACCTTTGCGCCGGGCGAGGTGCTGATCGTGCCGGGCGTCTGCCGCGTCAGCGTGGCGAGCCGCAGTACGACGAAGGTGACCGATGCCGAGCGCTTGGCGGCGGTGGTGGGTGAGGGCCGCTTCGGCGATCTGGTGGCGCAGATAGTGAGCTACAAACCGGAGCAGAAGCTGATCGATATGGCGGCTGATGCCGACGAGCCGCTGGGGGCTTCGCTGCGCGAGTGCCTGTCGATCAAGGTCACCACCACCGCCACCTGGCGCGCCGAAGGGCAGGCCGCAGCATGAGCGCTATCACCTATCCCAGCGTGATCGACAAGATCGACGGGGCCGCAAAAGCGGGCAATGAAGCGAGTGTGATCCCGCGGTTCCTGCGCCGTGATGCGGTTGCGGTCTATAGCTACGACTCGGTCGGTCGGCTGACTGTGGTCAAGGGCGACCAAACGGTGTGTCTGACCGCCGATGACTTGGCTGTGCTGCGGCACTTTGTCGGGCGCATTGCGGGGATCGACTGATGGCCGCCGCAACGCCCGCCCGTCGCACGCTGCTTGGCCTGGCCCACAAGGCCGCGCTGCTGGCGGGCCTGGACGACGATGCGCGCCGGGCGTTGCAGGCCGCCGTGGTCGGCAAGGAGAGCTGCGCCGCCATGACGGACACCGAGCTGCGCCGCCTGCTGTGGCACTACAAGGGCCTGGGCGTGCAGATCGGCGTGCCCGGCCCCAAGCCCAGGGGCGGCGGCGGCTGGGAGCGGCCCAGCGCCAGCCAGTGGACGGAGATCGAGCGCCTAGCCGGGGTGTTCGGCTGGACAGACGGGCTGGACGATGGCCGGCTGGCCGCTTTCATCGGCCGCACGGTGGGCGTGGATGCGGTGCGGTTTTTGTGCCGCGACGGCGCTACCAAGGTGATTACCGGTCTGACGCGCTGGCAAAAAAGCCTGGCCCGGCGCGCAAGCAACCCAGGAGAGACACCATGACGACGAATTGTTTGCGACAAATTACCGAGGCCGCATGCGCCCTGTACGCGGTGCGGCAGGCCGATGTGTGGGATGGCGAGCAGCTCCCTATGGTGGTGCTGGCGCGCCAGCAGATTTGCGCGGCGCTGTGTGAGACCGGGCGGTTTACGAAGGTCGAGGTCGCCGATCTGATGGGCTTCCATTTGAGCACCATCAAACGCATGGTGAAACGGCACCGGCGTGCGCTACAGGACGACGCTTGCTATGCGGACACCTATCTGCGCCTGCGGGGGCGGGCATGAAGTTGCCCAACTCCCTGCCCGAAGGGGCGCAGATCGTCTGCGACGCGGTGGAGGCCAGCCTGAAGGAGGTGCTGGGTATTGCGCCGGAGCTGGCCGATCAGGCCGCCTACGACGTGCTGCGGCGCGTGCTGGAGATGTGCGGCGGCGAGTATTTTTATGTGCCCAAAGACATCCGCTTGGCGGCGCACAGACGTGAGATTGACGTATGGCGCGAGTTCACGGGCCAGAATCAACGCGAATTGGCGCGCAAGTACGGGGTGACGGTGCAATACGTCTATCGCATCATTGCCCGCGCGCGGGAGAAGGACCGCAAAGAGCGACAAGGGGAGTTGTTGCTCTAGATGGTCCAACAGGGTAAACGCCTTTAATTCAGGCGTGCGCCACCGCCCCCCAGAATCAGGGGCATGAAACTACGACTTCCAATTGCCATCGTTTCCCTCTCGGCGGCTGGCCTGATCGGCATGGCTGTGCATGAAGGCTATCGGGGGGCCGCTTACGACGACGGCGTGGGCGTGCAGACCATAGGCTTTGGCACCACCACGCAAGTTGACGGCCGCCCGGTGCGGCCGGGCGACAGGATGTCGCCCGAGCGCGCCCTGGTGCGCATGGGGCAGGATGTAAGCCGCTTTGAGCGTGACATGCGCGCCTGCATCGGCGATGTGCCGCTTTACCCGCACGAGTGGGACGCCTACGTCTCGCTGACCTACAACATCGGCTCGGGGGCCTTTTGCCGCTCGACGCTGGTCAGGCGCCTGAAACAGACGCCGCCGGATTACGCCGGTGCCTGTGCCGAAATCCTCAGATGGAACCAGGCCGGCGGCCGGGTGTGGCGGGGCCTGGAATTGCGCCGGCAAGATGAGTTCAAGCTGTGTACGCAGGGGCGGCCCTGATGCCCTTTTCGGTGCTCCCCCATTGGCGACTGTGGGCAGCGCCGCTGCTGGTGGCGGCGCTGGTTGGCCCTTTGACCTGGTACGTGCAGGCGCTGCGCATGGATAACGCCAGGCTCGCACACACCAGTGAGCTGGCGCAGTTACGCGCCGACCTGGAAGCGGCCCGCGCGGCGGCGCTGGAGGCCGCCAGGGCGCGGGAGCAGGTTTTTCAAACACAAATTCAGGAGGCAATCCATGTGCATCAACAAACTCTGGCGCGGGTGCGCACCGACAGCCGCGCTGCTCGCACTGAGCTTGAGCGGCTGCGCAACGCCCTTGCCACCCCCGCCGGCGGCTTGCCCCCCACTGCTGACACTGCCGGCAGCGCCGGCAATCTCCACCCCGATCCCGCCCGAGACTTACTCGGCGACTGCGCAGCGGCTTATCTCGACCTGGCGCAACAGGCTGACGGCCACGCCGCCGATGTCCGGCTCCTCCTCGACGGGTGGCCGCGATGAGTGAGTACGAGATTGCTGGCGGCATCCCGCTCTCTTGGTTGCTGGCGGTATCGGTGGCGGTGCTGGGCGGCGTATTTGGCCTGCTGAAGTGGTTTGCCGGGCGGATGATCGACGAGATCGAGCAGCGCCTGCAACGCATCGACGAGTTGGAAAGCCGCTTCGAGCGGCTGATGGCCGAGCTGCCGCTGCACTACCAGCGGCGCGAAGACTCGATCCGTGAATACACCGCGCTGAACGCCAAGATCGACCGGCTTTACGAGTTGATGGTCCGCGCCATGAAGGAGAACCTATGAGCACCTCACTGGATGCCGCGATGGATGTGGCCCGCGCTGAGCGCGAAACCCTGCGCTGGATTTTGCTGGCGGGGCTGTGGCACGCCCGCCCCTATGGCTGCACCGAATACGTGCTGGTGCGCGCGGCGCAAGATGTGCCGTTGCGGGTGACGCCCGACATGGTGCGCGCCGAGCTCGACAGCCTGGCCATGCGCGGCCTGCTGACGCTGAATCGGGAGCAGCCCCTGTGGTGGGCCAAGCTCGCCCCCCTGGGCGAGGACGTGGTGCAGTACCGCGAGCCCGCCCCCAAGGGTGTGGCCCGTCCGCCGCGGTGGTGATCGTGGCCCGTCGCCCCAAGATTGACGCCCTGCCCGCCGAGCTGAAAAGCCAGCTCGAACGGCTGCTGGTGGATCGGACGCACGGAGGTTATCAGGCGCTTTCGGGCTGGCTTAAAGGACGGGGCTTTGAGATCAGCCATGCCGCCGTGCATCGCTACGACCAGCGCTTGCAAAACGTGATGGCGCGCATTCGCGCCAGCACCGAGGCGGCGCGGCTGATCGCCCAGACCTCCCCGGACGAGGCCGACGAGCATTCCGCCGCCGTGCTGCGCATGGTGCAGTCGAGCCTGTTCGAGGCCATGACGCGGGTGACCGAGGCGCAAGACGCCGACCCGGCCGACCAGGTGAAGATTTTGAGCCAGGCGGCGCGGGCGATTGCCGAGGCCAGCCGCGCCAGCATCGGCCAAAAGAAGTGGGCCGAAGACGTGCGGCAGAAGTTGGACGCCCTCGAAGCCGGGAGCGGCCGGAGCGAAAAACGGCTGGATGCCGCCACCCTAAAGGCCGTGCGCGAGGCGCTGTATGGCGGCTAAGGCGGTTCTTTACGACTACCAGCGCCGCTACCTGAACGACCGCTCGCGCTTCAAGGCGGGCATGTGGTCGCGCCAGACCGGCAAGACCTTCACGACCACGCTGGAGGCGGTGCTGGACGTGCTGGAGGCCGAGGCCGAGGGGCGCATCAGCCGCTGGACGATCCTGTCTGTGTCGCAGGCGCGCGCGCTGGACGCGATGGACAACGGCGTCAAAGTGCACCTGCGCGCGATTGGCGCCGCCTTCGAGGCGCTGGACCTGCCGTTTGACGTGGATACGCTGGCGCACACCGTGCGCATCGGCCAGCGCGGTTCCTACATCCGGGCGGGGTCGGCCAAGCCGTCCACGGCGCGCGGCATGTCGGACAACCTGATTTTGGACGAGTTTGCGCACCACCGGGACAACCGCGCGGTCTGGACGGCGCTGTTGCCGGTGGTGTCGCGGCCCGACTTGCGCTTGCGGGTGATCAGCACCCCGAACGGGCGCGGCGACAAGTTTTATGAATTGATGACCGAGCCCGAGGGGCTTTTTTCACGGCACAAGGTGACGATTTACGACGCGGTGGCCGATGGCCTGCCGCGCGATCCGGTCGAGCTCAAGCGGGCGATGGGCGACCCGACCGCCTGGGCGCAGGAGTTCGAGTGCGAGTTTGTTGATGGCGCCACGGCCTGGCTGCCTTTTGAGCTGATCGACGGTGCCGAAGACGCCGACTGCCCCGGGGCCTACCAGGGCGGCGCGGTGTATGTGGGCATGGACTTTGCCGCGCGCGGCGACCTGACCGTGATTGCGGTGCTGGAGCTGGTGGGCGATGTGCTGTGGCTGCGCGAGCTGATTGAATTGCGTGCGACAAGTTTTGCGGAACAACTGGCCCATTTTGACCGGGTGATGCGCCAATACAAGGTGGTGCGGGCGGCGCTCGACCAGACCGGCTTGGGCGAAATGCCGGTGCAGGAAGCGCAGCGGCGGCACGGCAGCTACCGGGTGGAGGGGGTGCTGTTTTCGGTGACGCGCAAGCTCGACATGGCCACGGCCCTCAAGGAACGCCTGGAGGACAAGCGTCTGCGCCTGCCGGTGGGCAACTTTGCCTTGCGCCAGGATTTGCACAGCGTGCAGCGGGTGGCCGGCCCCACGGGCGCGCCCCGGTTGGTGGCGGAGCGCAACGAGCACGGTCACGCCGACCGCTTCTGGGCGCTGGCCCTGGCGGCGGCCGCGGCGCACCAGCCGCAGGTGCCGATCGAGTACATGAGCGCCGGCAGTCTGACGACCGCCAGCCTGCCCTACAACCGCAACTGGGATGGCTTTTATGGCTGATCGCCCCGACTCCAAAGAGATAGCGGCCAGCCGCGATGGCAGAGACATCACCCGTGGCTGGCTCAACCCGCTGCAGATAGCGCCGCCTGACGACACCATCCTGCTGCAACGCGGCGGCGGCGACTACCGCATCTACGACGAGGTGATGCGCGACGATACCGTGCGCGCCGCCGTCAATCAGCGCCTGCATGGCGTGATTGCCCGCCCCTGGGAGGTGCGCCCCGGCGGCAAACGCGCCATCGACCGCGCGGCAGCGGCCTTTCTGCAGGCCGAGCTGGACGCCCTGCAGTGGGACGCCATCACGGCGCAGATGCTCTCCGGCGTGTTCTATGGCTTCGCGGTGGCGGAGGTCATTTGGCGCACCGATGGCGGCAAGGTGGGCATTGGCGACATCCGCGTGCGCAACCGGCGCCGCTTCGGCTTCGACGGCGAGAGCCGGTTGCGCCTGAAAACCCTGGGCCATGCTTGGCCAGGCGAGCTGGTGCCCGAGCGCAAGTTCTGGGTGGCGCGCTTTGGCGCTGATCATTTCGACGCGCCCTATGGCCTGGGTCTGGCGCACTATCTGTACTGGCCGGTGTGGATGAAGCGCAACGCGCTGCGGTTCTGGGCGGTGTTTTTGGAGAAGTTCGGCACCCCCACGGTGCTGGGCCGCTACCCGGCGGGCACCAGTGCGGCCGATCAGGCCAAGTTCCTTCAGGCCCTGCAAGCGGTGCAGCGCGACAGCACGGTGATCGTGCCCGAGGGCATGGTGGCCGAGCTGATGGAGGCCACCCGCAACGGCACGGCCGACCATGCAGGCTTTGTCGCGGCGATGGACAAGGCCATCCTGAAAGTCACGCTGGGCCAGACCGCGACGGTGGAGGGCACGGCTGGCAAGCTGGGCGGCGAAAGCGAGCGCGGGGCCGTGAAAGACGCCATCCTCAAGGCCGATGCGGACATTCTGTCGGCCTCGTTTTGCCACAGCGTGGCGACCTGGCTGACGCAATGGAACTTCCCGGCGGCGGTGGTGCCGCAGGTGTGGCGCATCTTTGACGACGAAGACCTGGATCGGCGCATCATGCGCGACAAGGCGATTTTCGACATGGGCTTTGCGCCCAGCCTCCAATACCTCACCGAGACCTATGGCGGGGAGTGGGTGGCGCGCACGAAGGCGCTGGAGGCGGCCGCGGATGCGCCCGACCAGCCCAAAGACGCCCGCCACGCCGAGGCCCATCATGCCGAGGAAGCGGATGACACGACCCCGGTGAAGGCGCAAACCGCGCAACTGGACGCTGAGACTGGCACGGCCTGGGCCGAGATCATGGACCGGATCGGCGGCATGGTGGAGGCAGCCGAAAGCCTAGACGCGCTGCGCGAGCGGCTGCTGCTGGCCTATGGCGACCTGCCGGCCGACGATCTGGCCGAGATCATGGCGACGGCCTTTGCCGCCGCCGATCTGGCCGGGCGGCTGGATGTGACCGAGGAATCGGGCCGCCCGCGCAGCGCCCGGGATGCCGCCAAGTAATGGACGAAATCGACCGCGCCAACGCATTGGCGGACCTGATGGCCGAGCACACCGTGGCGAAAATCCGCCAGGCGGCGAATGGCGCGCGCCCCGCCGCCCGGCCCACCGGCCTTTGCCTGTGGTGCGGCTATGTGGTGACCGACCACGCCCGCTGGTGCGATGCCGAATGCCGCGACGACTGGGAGCATGCCCATGTCCGTAGCCGCTGATCCGAAGCTGGCGGTGTTTTCAGTTGTCGCCGTTCGTTTTGTCAGAGAAGTTGCCGATGTTGAAGCGCGGGCACCAATGAATGTTGTTTTCTATTGCATCAGACAGAACCTGGGATCGTTTGTTTGGGCCGTTCTCAAGATCAGCAATTCTCCATCCAGCCAAATTCCTGCACGGAAGAACAAGAAATTTTCTGTCTGGCTCGGGCTCCTGAAATGGAATTGTTCCAGGAAGCCGAATTTGCAGCACAGAAACGACAATCTCCCCATACGGGTGAATCTTTGTGCAGTACTCGTGCGGTTGTTCGTGGTGGCTGGATTTTATAAAGCACTCAAGCGTTCGCTCTATGGTCCACCCCCATTTCACGGGGGTGCCGCGAATAAAAAGCTGAGATCCCTTAAACCCGGAAATGATCGACATCAGGGTTATCAGCTTCGCTGCGTCTTGAGGGGTGGCATCGAATCCCGCCGCGTATCCTATGGTTTTTTCTCCGGCGGAGAACTCAAGGAAGCCGCCAGACGCGCCTTGCGCCATCAAAAGCGCAGCGCCGGCCCTGTTGCTCTTGTTGTTAAAGAAAATAACCGCAGCAAGCCTGTCTTTGCTGTTGATTATTTCCAGTGGCGTTGTGGCGATTGCTGAGGTATTCATGAGCTACTCCATTAGATTTGGCTTGCCCGGCAAGGATGTGGACGGCAAGTTTATCCCTCTTCCGTTTGCCGAGCAGGTGGCGTTTTTTCGCGGCAAGCTGGGCCATCTGGTGCCGACGGCCACCTGGCGCGACCTGTGGAAAAGCCAGCACGACCGCGCCTTCATGGTGGCGGGCGCGGCCAAGGCCGACCTGCTGGCCGATCTGGCCGGGGCGGTGGATAAGGCGATTGCCGAGGGCGAGACGATTGCCAGTTTTCGCAAGCGCTTCCAGCAGATCGTGGCCGAGCGGGGCTGGACCGGCTGGACCGGCGAGGGCAGCAAGGCGGGCGTGGCCTGGCGCACGCGGGTGATCTACGAGACCAACCTGATCACCAGCTACAGCGCCGGCCGGTTGGCGCAACTGCAGGCCGGTGGTTGGCGCTTCTGGATGTATAAGCACTCCGACTCGCGCAACCCGAGGCCGCACCACCAGGCGCTCGATGGCGTGGTCAGGCCCGCCGACGATGCGTTCTGGCAGACGCACTACCCGCCCAATGGCTGGGGCTGCCGCTGTAGAGCGGTGGGCGTGGATGGCCCGGCTTCGGCGCGCCGCTTGGGCGGCGACATGAACAAGCCCCTGCCCGCGGGCTGGAACGCCATCGACCCCAAGACCGGCGAGCCGGTGGGCATCGACAAGGGCTGGGGGTATAGGCCGGGCGGGACGGTGGCGGAGGCGGTGAGTGCGCTGGCGGGCAAGCTCGACCGGCTGCCGCAAGCGCCGTCAGTGGCCTTGATTCAGGACTGGCTGAAGTCCGCTGCTTTTGCTCGCTGGTACGCCAAGCCGCAAGGCAACTGGCCGCTGGTGCGGCTACCGGCCAACGATCTGGAAGAGATTGGCGCAACGGCCGGGGTGAGTGTGGCCATGATGTCGGCAGTGACGGCGGCCAAGCAGTTGCGCGAGCATCCCGAGCTGCTGCCAGCGGAATATGCCGCAGCGCAGGGCGTGGTGGACGAGGCGAGCAACAAGGCGCTGGATGGCAAGAGCGTGATCTACATCCGCGAGGTGCCGGAGGGCGGCGGCTATGTGTTGGTGGTGAAGGCCACGCAGACGGGCGAAGGCTTGTGGGTGACGAGCTACCGGCGGCTGCATCGCCAAGACGCGGTGCGCGATTCGGAAGTTCGTCGGCTGCTGAAAAAGGATGGGAGGTGAGGACTCGCCGGATCGTCCTCGTGGGGCTGGCGCAGCGGACTCCATGTCCCGCTGCTAGAGCCTTGCGGCCCCGGTGGGTAAATGTCCCCACCAACCTTCGGTGTCCGGCGCACCTTCAGCATCTGCCAGGAGATTTTGCCGCCAACCCTTGAGGCAAGTATAGAACAAGCGAGGATGAAAAAATGGACTTTGAAAAAATCAAGTTGGCCGTCAGTTCGTTGAGGCGCGCATGATCCGCCTCGAACTCGACGACCGCCAACTGAAGCGGGCGCTGGATCGGCTGTCGGCCCGGCTGGCCAATATGCGCCCGGTGATGCACCGCATTGCTCAGACGATGGATGAGGGGGTGCGCACGCACTTTACCGATGAGCGTGGGCCGGATGGGCAGAAGTGGGCGCCGCTGGCCGATTCGACCCTGCTGGCGCACATGCGCCGGGCTTCCAGGGGCGGCATCCTGACCCGGCGCGGCAACACGCGGGCCAAGGCGGTGAAGGCGCTGGCGCAAAAGAAGATTCTGCGCGATAGCGGCGCCCTCGGGCACGAGCTGGTCAAAGAGGTGACCTCCCTGTCGGCCATGCTGGGCAGCAACAAGGTGTACGCAGCGACGCATCAGTTTGGTGACGCCAAGCGCAACATCCCGGCGCGGCCCTTTATGGGCTTTTCCAGGGCGATGGTGGCCCATATCCGCGCTACGGCCACAGATTACATTGCCGAATCGCTGCCCCGGTAAAAACAGCTAAACCCCTTTAATTCAACCGCTTGAACGGGTGCCGCATCATCGCGGCATGTCTTCTGCCACTCTCTTCGACGCGGTGCCTTCGCAGCCGGTTGCCACGGGCAAACCCGTGGCCCGGCTGCATATTTTTCGGGCCGGTCAGCATACGTCCGGCAACGGCATTACCCGCACCTATAGCGCCGCCGAACTGGCCGCCTGCGCGGCAGCGTATGACCCGGCGCGCTTTGCCGCGCCCCTGGTGATCGGCCATCCGCAGAACAACACGCCGGCTTATGGCTGGGTGGCGCGCCTGGTCGCCGAGGGGATCGACCTGTTTGCCGATGTGGAGGCGATCGACCCGCTGCTGGCCGACGCGATCAAGGTCGGCATGTACCGCAAGATTTCCGCCTCCCTGTACCTGGCCGAATCGCCCGCCAACCCCGTGCCTGGTGTGCTGTATCTGCGCCATGTGGGGCTGTTGGGGGGCGCCGCGCCCGCCGTCAAGGGCTTGACGCCGGTGACGCTGGCGGAGGCGGACGGGGTGGCGGAATACACCGAAGCCTTTGAGTTTTGTCGCAATCAATCCGAGCAAGGAGAAACTGCCATGTCTGTTGAATATACCGGCCTGACCGCCCGGCTGGACGCCCTAGAGGCCGAAAACGCCAACCTGAAGGCCGCCGCCAAGGCCGCCGCCGACACGCTTTCTGCCCACAAGCGCGCGGCGACCCACGCCGAACATGCGGCCTTTGCCGAAGCGCTGATCAAGGCGGGCCGTCTGACCCCGGCCGCCGCGCCGGCGATGGTGGCGACGCTGGATCATCTGACGGAATCTGCCGTCAACTTCACCGAGGGTGACGCGGGCGCACCCACGCCGCTGGCCCAGGCTTTGCGCAACGCCCTGGCGGCCCTGCCGGCCGTGATCCCACTGGGCGAGCTGGCGGCCGAGCATGGCGAGGCGCCCGGCGCGGCGGCGGTCGCGTTTTCCGCGCCGCCCGGCTTTGCCGTCGACGCGAGCGCGCTCGATCTGCACCGCAAGGCGAGCAGCTACGCGCTTGCCCACCAAGTCAGCTACGAGGCCGCCCTGGCGCTCGTGGTGCAAAAACCTTAAGGAGGTGATCTCATGTCCCGTCAATCCATACCGCTGCTGACCCTCACCCAAACCCTGTCGGGCAGCGTGGCGGCCAATCGCTTTGTCACCGTGGCCGGCGCGCAGGCCGGCGCCAGTGCCAATACCTTGGGCGTGGCCACCATGGCCGGCATCGCAGGCGATCTGGTGCCCGTCGATGTCATCGGCACCAGCGTCGTCGAAGCCGGTGCCGCCATCAGCGCCGGTGCCACGCTCAGGACCGATGCCCTGGGCCGTGCCATTCCCTGGGCCACCGCCGGTGGCAAGGTCGGCATTGCCCTGCAAGCCGCGGGTACCGCCGGCGAGTTCATCGAAGTGCTGCTGCTCCCCAACGTCGCTTAATCAGGAGACTCAACCATGCCCATGTCCAATGCCTCGGCGCGCGTCGTCGATCCCATCCTCACCACGGTCGCCCAGGGCTATCGCAATAGCGAGCTGGTGTTCCCGGTGCTGTTCCCGGTGGTCCGGGTCGATCAGCGCGGCGGCAAGATCATCCAGTTCGGCCGCGAGGACTTCCGCCTCTACAGCACGGCACGCGCCCCCGGTGCGGCCACCAAGCGCCTCGAAGTCGGCTACAGCGGCGCGCCCTTTTCTCTCAACGACTACAGCCTGGAGGGCACCGTACCCTTCGAGAGCATGCAGGAAGCCGGTGCCGTGCCCGACATCGACCTGGGCAAGATTGCCGTGATGAAGGCGCAAAACATCATCCAACTGGGCAACGAAGTGATGGCCGCCACCCTGGCCACCACGGCGGGCAGCTATCAGGCCGCCAACAGGGTCACCCTGGCGGGCACCGCGCAGTGGTCGGACTATTCCGGCACGTCCGACCCGTCCAGAGACATCCAGACCGCCATCGAGGCGGTGCGCACCGCCGTCGGCAAGCGCCCGAATACCGTGGTGCTCGGGCCCAAGGTGTGGAGCGCGCTCAAGCAGCATCCCAGGATCATCGACCGCATCAAGTACACCGGCCGCGATTCGATTACCCTCGACATGCTCGCCACCCTGTGGGATGTCAAGCGCGTGGTGGTCGGCGATGCCATCTACGAAGACGACGCCGGCGTGATCCGGGATGTCTGGGGCAAGTCTGTGGTGGTGGCGTTCACCAATGTGTCCGGCCTCAATGACGGCGGCCTGCCGAGCTACGGCTACACCTACCGCCTGCGCAACTACCCGCTGGTCGAGGTGCCCTATCAGGACCGCAACGCCAAGAGCTGGATCTACCCGGTCACCGATTCGCTGGCGCCGGTGGCGGCCAGCATCAATGCCGGCTACCTCATCAGCGCGGCGGTGGCGTGATCATGGCCAAGGCCAAACCGACCCCGGCGGCCGAGGCCATTGCCGACGGCGTGGCGCTGGTCGCGGTCGAGCCGATCCGGCTCGATGGCAGCGACATTGCGCCCGGCGCAACTTTTAGCGCCCGGGCCAGCGTTGCCGAGGAGCTGCTGGCGGGCGGCGCGGCGGTTTTGCCGAAAACGCCCTACAAGCCCGCCAGCGCGTTTGAAGTGGGCGGGGTAGGGGTTGGTATCACCGCACCCGAAAAAATCGCACCTGAGGCCGGGGCAACCCCTGGCAACGGGGGTTCTGAGTGAGCTACGCGCTGCAATCCGACCTGGCGCTGGCGATTCCGCCTGAAACGCTGCTGCGTTTGAGTGCGGATGATGCGCTGGCGACGGTGCCGGATGCGGTGGTGCTGGCGGAGATGTTGGCGGCGGCGTCGGCCGAGATTGATGCGGCGCTGGCCGATGGCGGGGCGGTGTTGCCCGCGCCGGTGCCGGCCATCATCAAGCACTTGTGCGTGACGCTGACGCGCTGCCGCTTGTACGCACGGCGGCCGGAGGGCATGGATTTGCCCGAGGCGGTCAAGAGCGAGTGCATAGCCGCCCGCAAGACGCTGGCGCAGATTGCCGCCGGTAACTTGCGGCTGGGCACGAGTGCCCCGGCGGGCAGCCCGCAGGCGGCGAAGCCGGGCCGGGTGTTTACCGGGCATGAATTCTGATGGCATCGACCCGGGCCATCTTGCTGGCGGCGGCCGACCGGCTGAAGAGCCAGGTGCCGGGCGTGGCGGTGGAGCTGTACCCGGACAACCCGGCGACCTGGCGCATGAATCATCCGCGCGCCGCGCTGCTGGTGGATTACCGGGGCAGCAAGTATGCGGATGTGCTGGATACCGGCATCGTGGCGCAGGAGCGCACCGTGTCCATCGGCATTTCGGTGGTGGCGCGCACGCTGCACGACGCCTACGGGGCGCTGGCGTTGGTCGATGCGGTGCGCCTGGCGCTGCTGGGGCAGCGGCTGCCGGACTGCCGCAAGCTGGCGCTCGATGCCGAACGCTTTGTCAGCCAAGAGGCAGGCATCTGGATTTATGAGTTGACGTTCGCGGCGGAAAGTCTGGTGGTCGAGGACGCCGACGGTGACACGGGGCCGGCCCTGACCCGGGTGACGACCAACGATGGTTTTTAAACAGGAGAAAGTGCAATGAGGTTCATCTATAACGGCCCGGCGTCCGGCGTGACGCTGGCCAATGGCGACGAGGTGCTGCTGTGGCCGGGGCGCGCGGTGGAGTTGCCGGTGTCCGAATTCACCGAGGCCCTGCAAGATCAGGGCTATTTGCAACCGGTGGCCGAGGCAGAAAAGCCCGCGCCCAAGAAGAAGGAGGGTTAAGCCATGGCAGCCAATTTCCTGCATGGGGTCGAGACCATTGAGGTTATGAGGGGCGCGCGCCCGATCCGCCAGGTGAAGACGGCGGTGGTGGGCTTGATAGGCACGGCACCGACCGGTGCGCTCAACGCGCCAACGATCGTGCTCTCCGATCGCGACGCGGTACAGTTCGGCGATGCGGCGGTGGCGGCCGGTTTTACCATTCCGCAGGCGCTGGATGCGATCTTCGACCAGGGCGCCGGCACGGTGATCGTGATCAACGTGTGCGACCCGGCGACGCATCGGACGGCCGTTGTCAACGAGGCTGCCACGGTGTCAACCATCACCCAGCGCGCCAAGCTGGCCCAGCCTTATGTCAGCAATGTGGTGGTGCGCGGGGCGGGCGGCACGCCGACCTATGTGGCGGGCACGCACTACACGGTTGACGCGGAAAAGGGCGAGATCATCCGCGTGCCCACCGGGACCATTCCCGCCGGCGCCGCCTTGCAGGTGTCGTATGAATTCGTCGATCCGACCCGGGTGACGGCCGCTGACATTATCGGTACGGTGACGGCGGGCGGCTTGCGCACCGGCATCAGAGCGCTGGATGACACCTACAGCCGCTTTGGCTTCAATGCCAAGCTGGTGCTGGCGCCGGTGTTTGGCACGCTGACCAGTGTGTCAACCGAGCTGATCAGCATGGCGCACAAGCTGCGCGGCATGGCGATTCTGGACGCGCCGATCGGCGTGACGGTGCAGCAGGCGGTGCAAGGGCGCGGCCCGGCGGGCACGATCAACTTCAACACCTCCAGCGAGCGGGCGATTTTGTGCTACCCGCACTTGCGGGTCTTTGATGTGGCGACCGGGGTCGAGCGTCTGGAGCCGTTCTCTCAGCGCCTGGCCGGGGTGATCTGCCGCCGCGACATGGAGAATGGCTACTGGTGGAGCCCGTCCAACGCGGAGATCATGGGCATTACCGGGGTGGAGCGGCCGATCACGGCGCGCATCAATGATGCGCAGTCGGAGGCCAACCTGCTCAACGAGAACGGCGTCGTGACGCTGTTCAACAGCTTCGGCACGGGCTTGCGCACCTGGGGCAACCGGTCGGCGGCTTGGCCGTCCATGACGCATCCGCGCAACTTCATCAACGTGCGCCGCACGGCGGATGTGCTGCATGAGTCGGTGGAGCATTCGATGCTGCAATTCATCGACCAGCCGATCAATGACGCGCTGATCGACTCGATCAGGGGCAGCGTGGATGCCTTCATCCGCACCCTGGTCAGCCGTGGCGCGCTGATCGATGGCGGCTGCACCTTCGACCCGGCGAAGAACCCGCCGACGCAGGTTGCCCTAGGGCAGCTGACCTTTGACCTCACCTTCATGCCGCCGACGCCGTGCGAGCGCATCACCTTCGAGTCGTTCATCGACATCGAGCTGCTGCGCGGCCTCGGCAGCGGCCAATAAGGAGTAAGCCATGAGCAAGATTTCTATCAATCGCCTGACCAATGCCAACGTGTACCTCGATGGCGGCTCGATGCTGGGGCGCGCCGATGAGGTGAGTCTGCCGGTGCTCAAGGCCAAGATGGCCGAGCACAAGGCGCTGGGCATGGTGGGCACCATCGAAGCCTTTGCTGGTTTTGAGAAGCTGGAAGGCAAGATCAAGTGGTCGTCGGTGTATGCCGACGCCCTCAAGAAGACGGCCAACCCGTTCGCCAGCGTGCAGTTGCAGGTGCGCGGCAGCGTGGAGGTGTATGCCAGCCAGGGACGCATCGAGGAAAAACCCGTGGTGGCGCTGCTGACGGTGCTCTTCAAGAGCATCCCCGGCGGCACTTTCAAGCAGCACGAAAACGTCGAGATGGAGTCCGAGTTCAGCGCGACTTACATGAAGCTGACGGTGGGCGGCGAGGACATCACCGAGATCGACGTGCTGGCCAATATCTACAAAGCGGGCGGCCGGGACGTGCTGGCCAGCTATCGCGCCAACATCGGAGGCTAAGCCATGAGCGAAATTTGTCTCAAATATCCCGTGCAACTGGCGTCTGGCAAGAAGGTCGCCACGCTGTCCCTGCGCCGCGCCAAGGTGGCCGATCTGCGCGAGGCCAGCCGGGGCAGCGACAAGCCGGACGATCAGGAGCTGGCCTTGCTGGCGCGCCTGACCGGCTTGCTGCCGGAGGATCTGCTGGAGCTTGACCTGGCCGATTACAAGGTGCTCCAAGATGCCTTTCGCCTCATGCTGGGTTAACCCAGCAGAGGTGTGGAAGGGGGCCGGCTTGCTGGCCCGCTGGTTTCGCTTTCAGCCCTCGGAAATCGACGGGCTGGAGGTGGGCGATTTTTTGAGCTGGTGCCAGATTGCGGTGGAGCAGATCAGGGCCGAGAACGGGGTGGCCAAATGAGGTCGGCAACCAGGCCGAGGATCAAGGCGGCGACTGCAACGAGCGGGCCGACCAAGAGCACCAGAAAGAAGCCGCCGACGGCGGTGAGGACCAGGGCGGCAATGAATGAGCCGCTGACCAGCCAGCTCCAGGCGAACAGCGCGAGGCCACCCAGCCAGATCAGGGCGGCGGCGATGGCTTCGGGGCGTTCTTTGGCATTCATCAGGAAATCTTAGCATGGCCTCGGAAATCGGACTCAGACTGGTCGTTGGGGCGGCGCTGGCCGGGTCGTTCCGGTCGGTGCTGGGTGGGGCCCGCAATTCGGTGGAGGATTTGGGCGCGGTGACGCAGCGTCTGCAAGCCCGGCACGAACGGCTGGGGGCCGTGATGGCGCGGGCGATGGCGAGCCCGGCGCGGCCCTTGGCCGACCTGCACCGGCGCTACGAGGCGCTGGGGCGCACGCTGGAGCAAATCCGGCAAAAGACCGTGGCCTTGAACCGGTCCATGGAACGCGGCGCGGCCCTGAGAGAAGGGCGCGGTGAGCAGTTGGGGGCCATGGGCGAGACCGCTGCGGCGACGCTGGCGGTCGGTGCGCCGGTGATCACGGCGGTGCTGGATGCGGCCAAGTTTGGCGATGCGGTAAAGGACATTGCGATTATCGGCGAGCTGTCGCCGGATGCGGAAAACCGTTTGGGCGCGGCCTTGCGCCGCACGGCTATCGCGACCAACCAGACGACCACCGATCTGGCAGGCGGCATCGGCCAGTTGATCGCCGAAGGGATGGCGGTTGACAAGGCGGCTGAGCAGGCGGCGCTGCTTGGTCGTTTTACGACGGCGACGCGCGCCACGTTCACCGATGCGGCCAAGATGATGGTGGCGTTCGATGTGCTGGGCGTGGGCGCCCAGGACATGGAGCTGGCGTTTTCGCAGGCGGCGGCGGCGGGCAAGCTGGGCTCGTTTGAGGTGCGGGACATGGCCAAGTGGTTCCCGCAGCTGGGGGGCCTGATGAGGGGCCTCGGCGTGACCGGCAACGAGGCCGTGGTTTCAATGGCCAGCCGCTTGCAAATTGCCATGCGGACCGCTGGCAGCACCGATGAGGCGGCGAACAACCTTAAGAACTTCCTAGCCCGGCTGACTTCGGTCGATACGACCCGGGCGTTTGCCAACATGGGGATCGATCTGCAAGGATCGATGCTGCGTATGGCGCGCCAGGGGATGGACCCGATCGAGGGCGCGGTGGGCATCGTCATGGAGCAACTCGGCAAGCAAAGCCCAGCGGTGGCGGCCGAGTTGGCGGCGCTGGGCAAGGAGTTGGCGGCGATCAAAGACCCGGCTCTGCGGGCGGCGGAAATGGAGCGGCGGCGCGCGATGATCGAAGCGCTGGGCGCGCGCGCCGGCATGGGCGCGATGTTCAGCGATATGCAGGCGGTGAGTTATCTGCTGGCCGAGGTGCAGAACCGCGAGGCGCTCCAAGCGGTGCGCGCCGGCACGGAAAGCGGGCGCGCACAAGATGGACGGCTGGCGGTGGATGCCGACTTTGCCAAGCGCATGGAGTCGCCGATGGAGCAGCTCAAGGCGCTCAGAATCGGCTTGAGCGAGATTGGCCTGTCGATTGGCGAAATCCTGTTGCCGCCCCTGCTCGAACTGGTGCAGGCGCTGCAGCCGGTGGTGCAGGCCGTGGCGGCGTTTGCGAAAGCCAATCCGCTGCTGATCAAGACCATCGTCGGCCTCGGGCTGGCGCTCACGGCAGTCAAGCTGGCGCTGCTGGGAGTGGGCTGGGCGGTGAATTTTCTGGTGCTGTCGCCCTTGAATGACCTGCGCACGGCGTCCTTGGATGCGGGTGGGCGGTGGCTGAAGTTTAAGGGGCAGTTGCAGGCCGGAGGCTTTGCGCCGGCGCAGGCCGGGTTGAGCGGGCTGGCAGCGAGGGCTAGGGCGGCGGCGCTGACGGTGGGCGGCGCGCTCAAGGGGGCGCTGCTGGGGGCTGGCAAGGCGCTGCTGTTCCTGGGGCGCGCCTTGCTGATGAATCCCATCGGCCTGGCGGTGACGGCGATTGCCGGGGCTGCTTATCTGATCTGGCGAAACTGGGACCGGCTGGGGCCGATGTTTGCCCGGCTGTGGAGCGGCATCAAGGCGGCCATGGCCGGCGCGGTGGCGTGGTTCAGGGGCTTGCCGGGGCAAATGGCGATCATCGGTGGCGAGATTGTCAATGGCCTGATCAGCGGCATCCAGCAGAGGCTGGCCGCTGCCGCCGCAGCGATCAAGGCGGTGGGGGCGACGCTGCGCGATACCTTCAAGGGCTTGCTGGGCTTGAGTGGCTTGAAGGCGGGCTTGGCGCCGATTGGGGCCTTGTTCAGGGCGGCGTTTGCGCCCCTTGCGTCGGTGTTGCGGCCGGTGGGCGAGTGGCTGTCCCGTGTGGCCGCCGGGTTCAAGGGGCTGCTCAAGCCGGTTGAGGATACGGGCGGCGCGGCGGAGCGCTTCGGCGTCCGTGTCGGCCAGGCGA